TCCCTGAGGCAGAAGCTGAGATCCCTTCTATTAAATTGAGAGCCAAAGTGTGGTGTGTCGATGAGTACGATGATGGTCATTACAAAATCAAAGAATCACGGTTTGGCAAAGCTGGGTTTAAGAATGGTAAGTACTTAGTGCCTGAGAATGTGAGTACTGTCATATTAGATGGACCTCCAGACTTCAAGAGCCATAAATTACCTGAAGAGAAAGAACAACTGGACGACTATCTTAAATTCGGTAATGTTTACAGGCTAAACAACTTCAGTGCGCAGGAAGTACTTTTATTTCATTATATAATAACTGTATTAAGCAGGAGAACACCCTTTCTCAGTGATCAAGCGGACTCGAGTAGTTTGAAGCATGAATACCAGGTTTTGAGCGACTCAGTCAGATTGAGAGATGTACAAGACTGCGAGATCTTTTGTTACTCGTCAGGCGATATACTTTGTTTGATAAATAAATTTCTGATTAACCATAGATGTTTTGACGACTTACTAGTCGCATCTAGACTTTATGATTCTCTAGTATGTCAACCAGAACCCGATACGTTGGAAGGTCATGTGTGGTTTAACGTACCACGAAGGTACTCCTTGCCCATGCCTGGAGCATGGAGAGGTATACACGCATATTTCGTATCAGGCGTACCCTTCAATATTGACCCAGAAGCGCTGGCTGTATCGCGGGATCTACGGAATATTTTGGACTTGAAATACATTAATTCTATGATTTACAATGCGGCCTGGCAGCATGCAGAGTTTCTTAAAATATACAGCGGCAACACAGGAGATATTGAGGCACTAGCTGAAGCGATGGAAAACGGTGTTACAAGTATCCACTCGGATGTTTCTGTGGATGTACCAGCCAAAGTTTCTGCTGTATTAGGGAAAATGGTACCAACGTATATATATCCGGGAATTGGTGTCAGGCTGACTGACGCGTTGCCAAAATTTGGCAAGAATATAATGCTTGCAACAGACGGCGAAATCCCACGTGACTGTCCGTGGGCAAGGGACGCAACCAACCCGAGAGCGGTGTTAGTTGAACAGGTGCCACCACCTTCGGGCACCGTGATTATATTAGGTTGTGCGGGTCCATTGCTCAAAGACACACCTCTTGATGCCAACTTCACGCTGAAACCTGTTGCTAAGCAAAGGACCGGGAAAAAGCTAGGTAGATATACCGACTGGCTTAACCTATGGTGTCTGGGTATGGTGTCAAGGTGGCAAGGTTATGATCTATATTATAATGCACTCGACGAAGGTAGAATAAAACGGAAGTTGTGGGCACCCAATGGTAGTAATCTTTGTCAGCCTCCGGTCGTAGCACACAATATAGACGATCCTAGGCAGTACAAAATATTGGAGGAGTTGGAACGTGAACATGTGTTTGGTGACGGCGGCTGGTTTAACACGAAGGAAGAAGTCACGATGAACTGGAGCA